CCAAGCTCTTCTAACTTCATCGTGCAAATGTGGTTTGCTGTAGATAACAAAAGCATCATCGTGCTGCTCTCGGCTGTGTAGTGTAGTTCTAACTAAACTCTGCAAATCGTGAAACCGATTTCTACATACTTGGTAAAAGTTTATGACCTCCTTGTTTGTGTCATTTATCACTTCTACTTTACTGGGTTCTTTGCCAAAGAAAACCGCAGCACCACCTATGAAAGGTTCACAATAAAGTGTATGCTGCGGAATTAATGGAACTATTGTACTAATTAATTTTTGCTTACCGCCATAGTACGTTATGGGGGTTCTTAAGCTTGGATGTTTTACCATAAAAAGATTGTCCACTCCCTTTTTATGATGAATAATAATTTAACTATTTAGGCAACTCACTTTCCCCTTCAGGAACAATTTTAACCAATACTTTAATCTCAGGCATTTTGCCATCAACTACTTTGTATTGCCCATTTAATACCATTGGGTGCTCCTTTAGGTCGCCACCATTTGCCTCAAATTCTTCTGTATCGAGAATAATTGGCATCTCAATTTTTTGTAAATACATAATTTTAAAATTTAGTTGTCTGTGAAATATTGCAGCATTATTTGATACACAGCATTCCCTTGCGAGCCGTGATTAATTGCTATACGTTGTGTTCTATTTGAACCATTACCATACAATATAGTACACCACATTGTATTGCCAACGCCCGTACCTGTATTAAAGCCGTGAGCTGTACATATATACATTATCGTATTAGCACTTGCATTAGCACCATTAACATTATATGGCAATGGCATATCGCTGGGCAAATCCATTAAAATTTGAGACATCCCACTACCAGGAGTTGCCCACTTTAGATAAATGCAGCAACGCACTACACGCCCAGTTTGCGACCATTGATAATAATGCCCAGTTGTACCACTAGGTGATGAGACACTTGTTGTTATTTGCAGACTTGCAGCAAATACTTGCTCAGCTGTGTCTTTTACTTTTACTGCTAAATTTCCATTCAATTTTTGTATGGCAGCCAATACACTATCGGCACTTGTAATTGTTCCTGCTCCGCTGGTATAGCCTGTTAACAACGCTGCCAATACTCTTGCATCGGTGTAGTATTTATTTGAGCCTTCGCTAATACTACTGGTTGACAATGCTGCTAAATTTCCATTCAATTTTTGTATGGCTGCCAATACACTATCGGCACTTGTAATTGTTCCTGCTCCACTGGTATATCCTGTTAACAATGCTGCCAATACTCTTGCATCGGTGTAGTATTTATTTGAACCTTCAGGAACATCTGAGGTACTTCCTATTAACCCATTGGTGATTTGTATGTAAGCCGAACCTGTCCATCGGTACTGTTTACTAGAAGGACTTAACGCTATATAAATTTTACCTGTTTCTCCAGTAGCAGGAAACGCAGCAACATTGGCATATTCCAACACATCATCTACATAGCTTGGCAACTGGCTGCTTGGTACAAGCCCTCCCACTAAATCAGCTTTAGTAGCAACGTCACTTAAAAAAGCTACTGTGCCGTCAGCATTCTGAAACTCAATATTCCTATCGGCAGTTAAATTGGTTGATTTTAGCAATGCAGAAAAGCCAGCATTATTTTTTATACCAAACCCCAATACAGCTTTAACAATTGCTTTTTGTGTTATGTCGCTAATTTCAAACAAAGTGCTATTACCTTCAGCATCATAATCGCCAATACTTACTTTTTTATTAACAGCGTCAAAAACAAAATATTTGTTGCCGTTGGTACTACCAATTGCATATATATTTTGTACCTGAGCATATAAATTCAACAAGTTTAAAAAGATTAATGTGTTGCTATCCCCTTCAACTACTCTATCGGCTTGTAGAGTTCCATCGCTGGTATAAATATCATTGGCAGATGTTATTGCAGCCAAAGTATCAATCAAATTTTCAAACTGCTGTTGCGTTGGCTTATCGCCAGTTTCAAAATATCCTTTTAATGTATTAATGCTTACAACTGCCATAGCTTATAATTTTTGAATGAATAATGTAACAATAAATGGTTGCCTGTTTTCGTGAGCTTGGTTACCCCCTGTTTTGCCTGTTTTAAAAGCTCCAGTAAAATTTGTTGTACTTGCACTCAATGGATTGCCGTCACTAAAAAACACAGTTGGAACATCATCTTGAGAAAAATTGTTTTTTCTATATATATTACCCTCTAAAGTGTCATGCTGATGTTCGGCTAACTCGGCTTCAGACAATTGATGTTTCTTTTCACCACCTACACTTCCCATTCTATTGTAATCAGCATCCCAAACATTATCGGCTGGATTAATTGTATTACTATCAAAACCAACTGGCACTCTACCACGCATATTAGCTGTGCCATTTTCGCCATTGCAAATTGCCCAACCCAAACGTTCTAATCTGCCTAAGCCTGTGCTGTCAAAGTTGGTAGCTATATAGCCATTGTCGCAGCTTATCATTTTGATATCGCCTGCCAACCAAGTATTATCATAAACAGTTTTTAAACTCTCATTAAATGGAACAGCTCTTTGTAGTTCATTAAAATTAAAAGCTCCAGTAGCTCCACAGCTTGCCGTTTTAACATAGTAAACAGCTTTTGTTAATCCATCTTCAAACTCTACGCTAGTAAGTGTTGTATTGATGTTAACTTTAGTATCTAAAGCACAATCATTAAATTTTATAAACTCGCCATTATATACCAACCAACCTTCAGCTACACTAGAACCTCCAACTTCCATACCTGTAACAATAGTTTTGTTACCATAACATCTAGCTATCGCTTCAAACAATTCGGTGTATGAATTTTGTAAAAAATTCAATGCGTTTTGTGTGAAAGGGAAACCGCCGTTTTTTGTTAAATCTATTGTGTTCATATCTTAAAATGTTACGATGTTATATTTTCTACTAGGTAGTTTAAATGTGTTTAAAATGCTTATTAAAACTGCATTGTCCAATGTTAAAGCTGTTGGTACATTAACAATAAAATGATAAGTTGTTGTTGCTATTTCGCCATCTTGATAAATAAATAATGGCTTATTTTCATCCTCTTTATAAATGGGTAATGGCACAAATTCATTTACTGTAAAAGCGTATTTGCGTTTACTTTTTTCGCCATCGGTTATAAATATTCTTCGTAGCGAATTATCAAACTTATCGTTCAATAATTTTTCTAATAAACATACTTGTCCTGTAATTGCCAACTCATAATTCTTTTGTTTTCTAAAAGCTAAAAAAAAGCCGTGCAAACTGCTTATTGGTGCTACTAAACTTTTGCACCAAGCAAACATTTTTGGTTGAAACAAAGTGGCAGGAATTAACCAGCCTACTAGTCTATTCCAATTAACAGTATATATATTTTTATTAATTGGCATAAGGAACGAATGTTAGGTTTAAATCGGTTGGTACTAAAAAGCGTAAATAGCCACTAGCTGGGATGTAGTAAACATCTACATTTTGATAACTGGCAGCTACTGTACTTTTAACTTCAACATTAGTCAAATCAACATATTTTACGCCATCTACTTTTTGTAATTCATCAGTTAGTTTTTGCAAACTAAATTCACCATTAAATGTTAAATTTTTAAGGTAAAAATCAATTGCATTTTTAACAGTTTCAACACCTGTAGAAATATTAACTCCAGCGTTATCTAATACTATTGGTGAATAGTGGATATTGGCATTTAATTTTAAGCTGTCGGCACTTTCGTTTACAAATGATACAAATACTCCAGCATCTTTAAAACGCCTAGTATAAGCTTGTAATGCTGCTAGTTCAGTATTATCGAGTGGCACAAGATTGCTACCATTTTTTTTGGCAATTTTTATTGTTAAAATGTCTGCTCTTTCATTCACAGCACAATAAGCAATAATTTTACTATTTTCAATTTCAGCATCGGACAAGCCAGTATTATCATATTCATCAGTATCGACTGGCAAATCATACCCAAACTGAAAGGCTAAAATTTTCTGTTGATACCACTTTAAGGTGTGCGGATTTTTATTTGAAATTGTTTGTTCTACTTCGATTTTGTAAGCATCGAATAATTGCTCGTGAATGAAAATACAAAAGGCAATTACATAAGTCCAAATGCGGCGTCTGCTAAATTTATTATTAGTCACAACTATCCCTTCAGCTGCGAGCTTATCAATTATTTGTTGTTGTATTATATAAAGTTCTCTTGCCATTTTATTGTATTATAAAGTCTTCGCTTATTGCCCAGTAATCAACTCCTTCAGGACTTAATTCTATAAACTTTTTGTTGCTGTCTTCGCCAGTTGCAGGGACTAATTCTTTATCTGAAAAATATTTTTTTATGCCAACATTGGATACTTCAGGAAGTTCTAAAATTGTTCCTGGACTAAGTTCTTCAGTAATGCTTAAACCATTTGCCAAAGCCAAAGAGAAAAGTGCACCAGCATCTCCACAATGCTGTACTGCAACATCCATTAATCCTTGACCTTGTTGAAGTATTACTATTGCCATATTATTTCCTTTCTTTGAGTGTTTGGAGAAGTGCAAGAAAAATATATATCAAAGCAATTAATGTTGGTATAATTGAAATCCCTATAACTATCCAACCCCAAGAAGGCATTTTATAAACAACTTCAATCTTTTTTTGTTTGGTCACTTCTTCCGTAAGCTTTGTTATCTGTGCCACCATCATTTGTATAGTTTTGTCTTTACTTGTACAAGTCATTTGTAACTTTCCAAATTCATCAACCCAGTACTGTAGTTGAACTTTAGTTTCGGGGTCTGTGATTGTTTGCTTTTCTCCAGTCTTTAAACTTCCTTTAAAGATTTTGTAAAGGCTATCCATATTAAGCGACTGTTGGGCAACTGGCAGCATTTTAACCCACTTTGTAAACATCAAAGTCATTGCACTATCATAATTAAATGCAGCCCCAACACTTGCACCCTGATAGTGTACATCAACTGGAACATAGTTTGTAATTGTAGTATCTTTTTTGGTGTAGCTATTATCAACTTCAGGTTTAACAACTTTGCATCCTGAAAGGAAAATAAAAGCAAAGCCAATTATTACAAGCTTTGCTGCTTCAGTTGAATCAGCCACTTTATTTAAACTATTTTTTTCCAAGCCTACAGTTAATATTCGCATGGCAGGTTTGAATATCATTTTAGCTACTTTGCTATCAGGATTCATAGCATACAGGTTCTCGAATATGCTATACACTTCTACATAAAGAATAAACATTAATAAGCCATCATTTACCCATTTAACAATATCGCTTTGCTTTTCAAAACTGTTGCCAATGATGATGCCACCAACGATTAAGCCAATGTACTGAAGACATTTAATGGATGTTTGCCTAAAGCCACCACTAGTAAGCAATTGCTTGTTTAATTTAGCCTTTAATACACCTGTAATAAAGTCAACTAAAACAGCAAAAAACACCCAACCCAACATTGTAACATTGGGCAAAAAAGTAAGTTTAACGAATAGTAAGCTGATATAGGTTAAGATTGAGAATTTCATATTTTATAGATTTACGTATTTTGTGTTAGGAATAAAATCTTTATTGTTGTATTTGGCAAATAACTCCCTCCAATCGTAGCCAAATGTTTTTTCCAAATGAGGGTCGTCTTGGATGCTTTTAAAATCTCCGCCCCAAGTAAACTTTAGTATTGTTTTAAAATACCAAACAACCTCCATCCAATCAGCTTTGCCATCTCTATCAAAATCTGTTTTAGTATCCCAACTTAATGTTTCATAAGTGCCGTTTCCATCCTTATCATACATTAAAGCAAAATCAAATGCTAGTCCATAATTATGAAAACTGCTACCACCTTTTGCATTGGTTACTTTTGCACCTGCTTTAGTACGACCTTGAGCATATAAATCGTTCTGCTCTTCTATAGTTCGCAACCCTTGCACTATTCTAATTTTCACAGTTTCTGGAAAGAAATTTGTCTCTAAATCTTTAATACCATTAATTACGGCTTGTCTAATTGCTGGGTGTAATTGGTTGGCTCTTTCTAAACTGATTGCATCTCTCATTATACTTCTATTTTAAAATCCAAAGGATTGTTTCCGAATGTTATTGTTGGCTTAATAAATCCATCAAGCTCTAATTCATTTTCCATTTCTCGTTGAAACTTTGCTAACTCAAGCTTTCCCTTTAATCTTTTATTTGCACCAAAACCAATAAAAGGAAACTCTTTATTTTCTCCTTTATTGGCTAATAATATCAATTGTACATCTGTATCCTCGCTATCGCCTTCTACCCACTCGTCACCATCTTCTAGCAAATCAAAATTTTCATCTAATAAAATATCTTCTCTCATAACCAATTATTGAATTTTACCAACTCCATTACCAACTCCAGTTCCTGTTTGTGCTAGTGCTGTACCAGTAGTGACAACTGTTGTTGTAACCGCTACTTGCACATTTCCAAGTGTTGTAAAGTGCTTTATAATGGCAGCAGCTTCATCTGTAGCCATTGCTAATTGTGCTTTGTCTAAAGAACCATATTGAGCAATTAATTGAGGTGCAGTTTTGCTACTGTATTTTTTGCGTACAGTATAAATTGCAGCTCCTAATATGTCTTTATTTAATGCCATTATCTTAATAAATTATTTAATTTTTTTGTTGCTTTTAAGAGCTTTGAATAATCGGGATTATTGCCTATTACAACTGCTATTTGACTGGTTGCTTCAATTATCAAATTGAAAACTTCCTTTAAATTATCATCTCCGTGTTTTATAAGAACTCCTTTTGCCGTTATGCTATGCTCTACACTATCAATGATTGTTTTTACTTCTTCAATTTCGCTACATTGAGCTATGAACCTATCAGTTTTTAAGTTGTTAATGATACCAACAATTACTTTGCTTTTTTCTTTGGGCTTTACAACTATTTTGCTTTTTAACTCATCTTCTATACAATGCAATCTCACATCTAATAATGTTGCCTCTCCTTCAACCTCTACATCGCAAACAGCATCCCTAATATTTATTGCAGTACCTATAATGTGTGCTTCAATAGCCGAGTGCTCAGCGTGGGCTTTAAGCAATGCCGCTAGTTCATCTTCTAATGCCATTATGCTACTTTATAACTTATAAAATTTTCTCTCTCTATGTGAGCTTCTTCATACTTAACCACTACCTTTTCTATCAAGTAAGTACCTTTACGTTCGGGCTTTGCTATATCAATAATTTGCAAACTGTCGCCTGCTCTTGTGCGTGGATTGCAAAAGCCATCAATACTACCTGTGTATCCACTGTAGATAATTCTTTTTAGTTGAGCCTTTGCCATATTCTCAGCTTCAGTAGTTCCTATATGGCTCACATCATAAGTTTTTATACTGCCTTTTTCATCTCTTACTTTATCATCTTTGCCACCACCAATTTTAACAGCTTCCATTGTGCCATTTACATCTTTCATACCATATACAATCTCTTCAACTTTGCCATTTGGTTTATGAATTTTAACCTTAACCTGTGTCTTAAAATCTGTATCTGTAGAGAATTTTAGTTTGCTATAATCTTTTACATTCTCGCCAATTATATAGTCGTGTCGTTGCGTAAAACTTGGTTTAAAATCAAAGGCAAAACCAACGTGTAAAATATTATTATGAATTCGAGAAAAGAAACCCCATTCTTTTTTTAGCTTCTCCAGTATTTGCACAGTGCTTTCATTGCTAAAGTGAACCTTACCTAAATTCACATCTAAAGCTTCAATTTTATAAGCTGGTGCAATACGTTGTAAAAGTTGTTTTAAAGTCATACTACGCTCACTAATAATATGATTATTTTGGCGTAGGAAATATAACTCGTCACACTCAATTATAATAGGATAATCAGCCCCAATGTTTGGCTTTACAAAGCCTGTAAATTCAGTTTCTAAAACACCATTATAACCACATTCAATGGTTACTGGTTTGCCTGCTCTTATGTAGTCAAGCACTTTGCTACCTTGTAATTCCTTGTAATTTCTTGCAAGTGTAATTTTTGCAGTATCGCTAGTATTATCTACATTCTGCTCAATCTCAAACCCATTAATTGCATTAAAATAAATATCGCCAATAGTTACTTTGGCATTGAGGTTTAAATAACTCATACAAACTAATAAATTGGTGATGATAAATTTCATAATGTCTTATTTTAAAAAATATTCAACTGGCTTAATAGAACTAGCTTGTAAGGTAAAACTCCAAGTGTCCATAAAGCCTTGCACTGGTTCGTCATCTAAATCTATAAAATAGATGCTTTTAATTCTATGGTCTAGGAATATTTGTCCCTCAACTTCCCAAGCTCCATTATAATCAAATAAGTCGGTTAATTGTCTTACTTTACTGCTAGGGTATTGATGATTCACCATATCTATTAGTAAGCCCTTAATTGTAATTGCTACTGGCTTTCTACCATAATTTTCTACTACCTGTCCATAATTCAATTCATTGCCATCAGCATCATTACTACTAACAATAGTTTCATCAATTCTTTTGCTGCGTTTAAAACTTACTAATGGAGGCGGAGCAAATACATCATCAATTTGCTTTATCAGACCACTATATCCAAACTTCAATTCTAGTCCTGGTCTTTTTAAAGTAAATTCTTCATAGGTACTTCTTGCATCTTCTACCAATACTTTTGCACCATTTAAAGAAGTACTAAAACTTGTTTGCTGAAGCGATGTGCCGATATTGCCACCAACAAAACCAAAAGCATTTTGGAAGCGTTTGCCAAGTTCAATCAATCTTCTACCATCCTTTGTAAATCGTTTGCCTAATTTGGCTTTTTCTGTACCATCAAAAATTCCTTTTGCTTTCGTAGCAAAATTTAAAGAAGCGTCTCCAATACCTTCAATATCGTTTGTTATACCATCAATAAAACCACCAGCTTTGCCTGTAGTTCTTTCTAGGCTGCCAGTGGTTCCATTAATTTTATAATCTTTCGGTAAAGGCATTATTTGTATTCAATTTTTGTAGGTAAAAAATCTTTATCGTTCAAAAGCTTATACTGCTCTGCTTTAAACCACCATTCCTCTTCCTCTAAATATTCGGGAAAAGGAATGTGTAAAAAATGTGTTATTTGTGCATTCAATAGTCGCCAGTAAGCAATAGCTGAATCATCGCCACTAATTTCAATGCCGAGCAACTCGGCTATACGTTTTTTAAGATTGATTTTCCAATAGGTAACATCTTAGCACAAGCATCGAAAACAGCCATATAAGCGTCACTATTTTTTTCCAATCCTTTTACCATATCTTTATGCTCGCTGCAAGGAAGACAACCGTTGATTAAAATTCCTTTTGCTTTTTGCAAATCTTTATCTATAAACTTTTCCCATTCATTTTGCACGAACGTTGATGGGTTGCCAACAACAATATTTCCTATATGATTCCCTTCAGCATCTAACAACTCTGCTATTTTTACAGTACGGTGCTTTCTTTTAGCTTCAGTAATCATTTCCTGCGTTATGCCTTCAGGCAATTCTTGTTCTTTGTTCATTTTTAGTAACTTTTATTATTAAGAATTTGTTTTAAAAAGGATTTTCATAGGTATAGGAAGTATTTATTAAGCATCGAACTGAATGCCTAAACATTCTGTCTCGAAATCGTGTACTAAACCATCAGCACCTCCACCAGCTTCACGTCCTTGACTTTTGATAACAAACGTTACAACATCTGTTACTTCTTCTAAATCATCATTAGCATAAGTAATAGCAATAGGCACAACCATTCCCAGTAAGTTGGCATTGCCAGTTTGCTCTTTTCTTATTTTTTCCCAAACTCTTATTTGCGACATATAGAGCTCAATTTTACATTCGCTCTCTTCCTTACCTGTACTGTAACTAGTAGCTTTGTTATTGCCACTATAGTTTTTTGCAACTTCCATTTTATGGCTGTAGCTTACTTTTTTCCAACCTGTAACTTCCTGTCCAAAAGCTGCAATGGTTGCATCGCCTGAAGAAAATTCTTTTTGCATATCTCTTAAATTAATGAATGAGTAAAAGCCTTTTTTAAAGGCTTAATATTGTTTTAAAATCGCTTTATACTGAAAGTGTTTTTTTAAGATATACAGTACCCTGCACTTTGTCTATGATAGCTGTTGGTTGTATATCAAATTCTGCTGTTAATAATGAATTAGGAGGCTGTACATTGCTATCGGGGTTTATAATTGTTTTGCCACCACTAATAAGACCTTCATTATATAGTCTATCAAATACACCTCTGTTACAACTAGCCTCTAATTGCTTAATAACAGCAGTTGGTAATTTACCTGTTGTAGTATTAACATTGATACGTTTTTTAACGTACTTGGTTAGGTATGTTTTTAAGCGTAAGCAGGCTAAATCAAGTGTTCTGCCAAAGTATATCTCGTGTACATTAATGTTGCCATCTTCATCAACTTTAATTGGTGTGCAAGTATGGTCAGCATTCCAACGCAAACCACTTATGCCATAGTGCGTAATAGGGAATATGTAGCCCTTAGCATCCAAGTCAACTAAATAGTCATCTTGGTCATTAACTTTTGTAAAGTTGCTTAAACCGCCAGTAACCCATAAAGCATTGGTTGCATCGCTTAAATTAAAGCCTCCAGTAACCTCGTCAACCTCAGCAATACTTTGGTTAACTTCAGCAGCTGCTACTGTACCAAGTGCTTTACCAACACCTGCATATTTTTTGCAAAGAACATCAGCTGTAGCAGTTCTACTAGCAGCATAATCGTAATCCTGTCCAATAACAACACTTACATTTTCAGCATTTAAAACATCGTCTCCAACTGGTATATTTCTTAAGTCAATAAGTGTAGTTAAATCTGTTGCTGCTCCTCTGCCCTCAAGCAATATATTACAAGGCTTATCAACACCATCTGCCCAATTATATAATACTTGTGCTTTGGCTATAGCTGCACGAATCAAAGAGTTTAATCCATCTGTTCTTGTTTCTGTATCACCAGTAGCAAGGTTTAAGGCAATACCCATTTGTTTTATAGAGCCAGCACCATCAATAATTAACTTTCTTGCAGCTACTCCAGCTGTATCTTCAATAACTGTTGCAGGAACTGAACCTAGTGCAACACCCAACACATACAGTTTTACGTTTCTATTTCTTTTGTCAGAATAAAAATCTTTGATGTGCCTGTGAAAGACAAGGTTATTTGCAAGGTCATAAGCTGCTGTAATGCCAAGTCTTGTTTCTGCATCTTTTAAAGATGTGACAACATAGCTTGTATTTAATGCAAACTTCGATGCCACTACTACTGCACCAATTACCATTAAAGCCGATGTTGAAGTTATTGATGCTGAAACATCAGCACCAACACTTCCTTTTATAATCTCAACCCCTTTAAGATTACCCATAATTGATAAATTGAAATGTTTTAAATAAGCCCCAACCCTATACAGCTGGGGCTTTCGTTTCTAATATGAGGACTATAACCTCTGTTTTCAATGCCTCATTTGAGGCTAATAATTATTGTCCTAATAATTGAACCAACTGTTTTTTATCAACCTTCGATGGTTCAAAACCAACCTCGTCACCTTCCTTTAAATTAGCTTTAGCTAATTCAGGAATGTTGGTTATGTCATCAGCGGTTAATGTGTATTTAACATCAAACGATTTTACCTTTGCTTCAACAGCAGCTTTAACATCTGCATCCTCTTCATAACCTACAAGCAATGCCTGTGCAGCATCAGCGTTTTTGGCTTTTTCTATTTTACCAAGTACAGCATTTTTAGCCTTGTCATTTTTTGCAGAAGCAGCACCAGCACCTTCAGCAAGTTTTTCTGTAAAATCGAATTCGTCAATTTTTTCTTTATTCCCATTAACAGAAAGCAGGGCTAGGTTTCTGTTTGTGAAAAATTCTCCAATTTCATTAACAACAATTTTTGGAGTATTTAAGTCCTTTGCAACTTGCAAGGCTTCATTATAGAATTTTTGTTTGTCCACGATAAATGATTTAAGATTTGAAAATTTGATTTAAAAACTTACTGCCAGTTATACACTAGCAGTAAGCTAAACGATAGATATAAATACAAAAACAACTATGCAGCTTTACCACTAACGATTGCAGCAATACCCTCTTGTTTGATTGGTAATACCAAATCAAAATGGCGGTAGTTCAATAAGTTTCTTTGATAAGCTGGATTATCAGACGCTTTAGCTAAATAAGCTTTTGTACCTCCTTGTGCTTGTGCAACTCTTTGTAAATGGAAAGCAACTGAAGCTTGATTATAGCTACTTGTTACAGTGCCACCAAAAGCAAGTTTGGTTTTATTTGCAACGTGGAAATATGGCATTTCAACATACTCATAAATTTCAAATCCGTGAACGTTAGCTATTTTACCTGTTACGTAATTGTAATATTGGTCTTGAAATTTTTGTTCTAACGTACACAAGTCATTTATATGGTCAGAACATAAAACCAATCTTCTACCCAATAATGGAATTTTTGCATCGGTCCACGCTTTTTTTAACCTTAGAATATCTGCCATTATCAACCTTAACCTTCCAGTTCCATCATCTGCACCTGTTGTAACCAATACGGGTGTGTTAGTAGTATTACTTGCAGGAGCAATTGAATGAATTGCCAAATTGTTTTTCACCTCGTCAATCTTAATTACATGAGCCTCCTGAACTACTTTTATTTTGTCATAACTCAAACCTCTCACTTCATCGTCAGATACAGGTGTTATTTTGGTTTGAAATTTCTTTAAGTTAATAGCAATATTTTCACCATCCAATTCCTGCATATCAATTGGATAAGTTGTATTGTTAATTAACACATCAGGACTTACGCCAAAATAGGTTAGATTAATAACACAAGCTTCCCCATCAGGAGTTAAACTAGTATATTGACTTTTACTTGGAATACCTAAACGCCAACCAGCTTGGTCTAGTGAATTAAATCGTTTGATTACTTCACTAGTGTAAACTTCAGGGTACAAACCTGCTGCAAATATTCCATTGCCATAAGTGGTTCTACCTCTAAAAAGATTAATGGTTGGAATTACAAAACCTGCAATCATTACCAAACTAAAAGGTACTGCAAACAATAACTCTTTAGGAGCATCAATAACCGATGCAAATTGAGTTACAAAAACTAAGGCTACCAATGTAGCGAATAAAGCAACAATTAAGAATGCTTTTAAAACTGGAACGTATTTTTTCATTTTGTTTAAATTGAAATTTTAATAATAATTTTTAATTAGAATATTGGATATACTGGTAGTTTTTTTAAGAAAACTTTGCCTCGTTCTTAGGAAATTTGGAGTTGTACAATTTCGTGAAGGCTTCGATATTGCTTGCTTCTAATGCTTCCAATCCTGCTGGGTCTTCTTTTTCCCATTTGTCCCAAGTCCAGCCTGCTCTATCAGCAGCAATAGGCGAACCTCCTGTAGCTTTACCTTCTTTCTCAAGCAAATTGTTAATGTTAGGTACTGGTTGCATTGCTGCCAATACAGTCTCTAAACTTTTAATACCAGCTTCATTAACTGCTAAAGCTTCGAAACTTGCTATTTGGTCAGTCGTAAACTTTACATTCATTGCAGCTTCTTTTGCTGCAATCATTGCTTTTGCTTGTGCTTTAAAAGCTCCAACAGTTGCAGCATTAATAGCAGCATTGTTTTTAGCTTCAATAGCATCATAAATAGCAGTCTCGCTGCTATTTTCATCAACTCCAGTTAAATTAAACTTGGCGATAACTTCTTTCTTATTCATTTGTTCTGTTTTATTGTTAGGAAAATTGTTGGCATTTGTAAGTGCTGTGTAGCGATTGTATATGTTTTGAATATCCACACCATTTGTGGGTTTTTCAATCGCTCCTGTAGTATCAACAGGCGTTGTAATTTCGTCGGCTAGTTTTAGCTGTAAACATTCAGCAGCATCAAACCAATGGTCGCTACCATCAAACCAAGCTTTAACATCAGCTTCAGGCTTGCCTGTTTTTCTAGCGTAGGCTTTTGCAAAATTTGCTTCTATCGACTTCAATACTTTTGCAGCTGCAAAGTGGTCGTTAGCACCACCGCTTGTCATTGTGCTAGGAATATGAATCATCCAAAAAGCATTCTCAGCCATTACAACCCTGCCTTTTGCAAGTGGCAAAATGCCACCCATACTTGCAGCCACACCATCAATAAACCAAGTAATGTTTAGTTTGCTTTGTAACAAGGCATTAAACATCACATTACCCTCAAACACCTCACCACCATAGCAATGCAATTTGATTTCTAGGCTAGTATACTTGTTTTGAATTTCCATTAAGATATTGGCAAACTCTTTCCCATCATTCCAGCCTCTGCTAATAGAGCCATAGAACTGCATTACTGCTGTAGAACCATCATTTTGTTTTACCCAATACTTCATTTTTCTTGCGATTGTTTCCCAAAATTGCACACACACCAACAGCACAACAAACAATAGTTCAAGTGTTGAACAATTTAGTTCAACACTTGAACTGAAACATACACCCTGCTTCGCAGGGTATCAATTTTGGGTTATGGGTAAAGAAAAAATAAGAGAAAGAGAAACAGCCCAACAAATGTTTTGCGAGTTTTTTTGGGATGCAAAAACCATCGCAGATAAATTGGGTATTCAGGAAAACACCATAGGCGTTTGGCGAAAGAAATATGAGTGGGATAAAATACGAGAAAGCACTATTAATAACCCTGTAAAGATGCGTTCTCTTATCGCTGCTCAAATGATGCTAATTGTGCAAGGCGAAGCTTCAGTTATTGATGCAGACGCATTGAGCAAAATGTTCAAAGTGTACGAAGGCATCAGCGAGAAAATTAATCCTGGCATTTCAGCAGCCATTTTAAAACTGTACGACGAATGGCTAGCAAAGGAAAACCCCGAACTAGCTTTAAAGAATCTCGACTATAACAAAAAATTTCTTATTCACGTAATCAATACTTATGGATAGTAAGTGGCTAAAATTACTTGGGGATTATGATGTGCATTGCCAACGTGTAGTTAAATCTACTATTGTTGACGATGGCGAAACTCCATTAGCTAAACATAAACGTAAAGAAGATTACAAGAACCCTAAAAAAGGTGGTTACATTAAATGGTTTGAAGACCACTTTCCACACTATGCAAAAGTTAAATGTGCTCGCTATCATAGAAGATTAGCAGAACGTATTATTCGCAATAAGAAGATTAAACTACTTGCTGAGATATTTAGAAGTGGGGGCAAGTCTGTTCACATCAATATGGGTATTCCTTTATACCTGTATTTGGTTTTAGATGAATTGAAGTTTATGTTATTGATTGGCGAAACCGAAACCAAAGCCAAACAATTGCTAAGCGACATTCAAGCTGAATTAATGTATAATCAAAGGCTGATTAATGATTATGGCAACAAGTTTAAAAAGGGCGATTGGGCTGATGGTAATTTCTACACAGCCGATGGAGTAAGGTTTATGAGTTTAGGTTTTGGACAATCTCCACGTGGTTTGCGTGAAGGAAGCCAACGACCAGATTATATTACTTGCGATGACGTTGACACAAAGAAGCACGTCAATAGTGATAGGATAATGGGTGAAAGCGTTGATTACATTTTAGAGGAGGTGTTTGGATGTTTTGATGCTGCTGATGATAGTATAGAAAGATTTGTTTTTGCAAATAATAACATCCATAAAAACAGCATTACAAATAGGCTTAAACAAAAGTTCCTACACTTTCAAAACATTGATAAGGATAACAACGAAGTAAGCCACTACGAAATATTTACTGTTTGTGCTGTTGAAGATTTGATTGACTTTAAACCAACGTGGGGCGAAAAAACTACAGCCCAATACTGGCGAGATAAATACATTAAAAACCCACGTTCTTTTTTACGTGAGTATATGCACGTTCACGTATCTGAAGGGAAGATTTTTAAGGCTGAAGATATGCAATGGAAAGAGGTGCTGCGACTTGACAAATACGAAGCTTTAATCTTCATTGGCGACTTAAGCTACAAAGACAAAGCCGACTACAAAGCATTGTTTTTGATTGGCAAAATAAAACGTGAGTTCCACATTATTTATTCATTCTGTAGGCAAACGAGTAGACGTATGGCTGCAAGTTGGTTGTATGATTTATACGAAGACAAAAAGCTACATAACTACGATGCTATTAGATACTTGTTTGATGGCTTGTTTGCACAAGATGAATTTACAAATGACTTTGATACTGAGGGGGACGATAGAGGCTACCATATTGCCATCATACCTAACAAAAAAAGCTATGGCAACAAATTCGACCATATCGAAAGCATATTAGGAAAATTTTTAAGGAAGTGGGTGTTTTGGAATATTGAAGAGAAGAATAATAGTGACCAAATAGAAGCCATTGACCAGTTTCTAGCATTTGAAAAAGGAAGTCAAGCCAATGATGATGCTCCTGATGCTGTAGCAGTTGGTTTTAAAGAACTAGACAAAGCAACATTCATTGAAAAGTTTGAACCAGTGTACACAAAACGTGAAATGAAAAACACAAGATTTTAAAGCATAGCTGCTCTGCTTACAGCTTTTATATGTCCGTTAAGGCAAAATTCAGATGTGCATCTGTAAAAGATACAGGCACACAAAAACAAGTTGAACTATATCCAGTTCATTCAGGTTCTGAAGAAAACAAATCATTCGCAAAGTACACTCCTGGAGGTACTTTAAATATGACGATTGATTATGAAACAGAAGCTGTAAACTTCTTTGAACCTCAAAAGGAATACTACTTAACTTTTGAGAAAGCAGAAGATTAGGAATTAAACAAGTTGGTGCATTAACCTGCACCAACTTAATCACAACACAATACTTTTTATATGAGCAGATTTATAAAAGAAATAGATTATCTCGGCTACATCAAACCCGAAATAAAAGAAAAGCTTACTGGCACAACTGGTGGTACGCCAAGTGCTGCACAGGTAAGAGCAGAGGACACAGCAATAGCTATGATTACTGAGTACATTGGTGGGCGATATGATTGTGCAACCATTTTTGATGCAAACCAAAATGTAGATGCTAGAAATAAGTTTATGGTAGCCATAGTTATAAAACTGGCTCTTTACGACCTCTACCATCAAACTGGCGTTAAAGATGTGCCTGAGCATAGAAAGGTTGAGTATGACGATACTATTCAATGGTTAAAAGATGCAGGGCGTGGAACAATCAAAACCACCCTTCCAATAATGGAACGAGAGGGAGAAACCAACGAAATTTGGTTTAATTCCAAAAAACCTCGTCGCCATAAATGGTAACTACCGCTTTAAACCCCCTTTAATCTCCTTTAAAATCAATTTTTACTACCAAAGTGCTACATTGATTTATAGGAGGGCAGAATTAGGGGCTTAAATCGCCTAAAATTCAAAAACAAAAATTCTAATAAAATGGCTTTACTTAAAATTCCCGATTCAATCGCAAAGTTTCCTTTGATAAATAAATTTATTGCCAAAGCTGCAAAGCTGCCAGTTAGTAAAGACAACTACCAAATACAGCTGGTGCAAGAATACACTGACAAAAATAGAAAGGATAACCAAGACTGGAGAGATGCGTTAACAGCTGCTGACGACCCAGTAAACCCACGTTGGAATCCCTTACAAGATTTATACGACTATGTAATTGTAGATTCACATACACACTCTTTGATAGATTTACGTAAAGCTGCAACGCTTGGCACAAGGTTTATGATAGTTGATGCAAATGGTGTAGAGCAACCCGAAAAAACAGCATTGCTACAAACCGAGTGGTTTTATGACTTTATTAGTGAAGTTCTAGACGCTAGAGCAAGAGGCTACACAGTTGCTCAGTTAGTCAATCCTGTTATAATGAAGTTTGATTATATACCTCGCCGAAACATTGCTATTCAAAAAGACTTTGTTCGTTTATCTGTAACCGATGATAAGGGAGTCAGTTTATCAGACCCAGCTTTAGCAAACTACATTATTACTGTTAAGGAGAAATATCAGTATGGCTATTTGAACGATTTAATTCCACTTATTATGTGGAAGCTAAATACTTTAATGAGTTGGGCAGAAGCTACAGAGAAGTGGGGCATTCCACCCATCATTGCAACAACCAATAAAAGCGATGGCAAGAGCATAAAGCTTTTACAAGATATGCTGAAGAACGCAGGAGAAAGTTTAACAACCATTCTGCCTGAAGGAAGCAATGTGCAGGTGATGCAGAATAGCGAAAAGGTTGACCCACAAAAAATGTTTGATGGCTTGGTTGAACGTTGCAATACTGAAATAAGCAAAAGGATTGTTGGTGGCACAATGATTAGTGATAATGGTAGCAGCCACAGCCAAAGCCAAACACACCAAGACAATTTTGACAAGATTACAGAAAGCGACAAACGCAAATGTGAGTTTGTAACTAATGGGCAATTAATACCAATGATGACAAGCTTTGGTTATTCATTTGCCGATGGTGACAAGTTTGTTTTTGATAGAAGCCAAAAGTTAAGCCCGAAAGATATTGTTGATATGCTTGACAAAATGCTGAACCATTATGAAGTGGACGAGGTATGGATAAAGCAGAACACACAAATACCTATTACTGGGAAAAAACAAGTTGCACCAACAAATTTTAATCAAGCCTCTATTGCGTTAGCAGCAGCATTAGGGGCTAAAGGTGTTATGCTGCCAAACTACACAAACACTACCTGCAATCACAAACATTCGATTACAGCTTCTGCAATTAATGATACTGTTTTGAATGATTTAGCTGATGCACTCATCAACAATATTTACAATAGTGAAGATACTGTTGTAAATGCTATTTTAAAAGCGTTAGAAACCCGAAAAATATTAACCGATGGTTTGTTTGAAGGCTGGGGCGATAAGCGAATGAAGCTTAGTTATGATGCACCTGATAATCGTTGTCTTGCTGCAATGGAATACAACTTAATGGATTTTAGTTTAGCTAAAACCAAAGCCGATGTATTGGCTTTAAATCAGCTACTAATTGACAAGGATAAAAACAACATTAGAAGCTTTAACGATTTTAAAGCTTTGGCAAAAAACCATCTTAAAACAACCGACAAAGATTATTTAAGAACAGAGTATAATCACAGTATTGCTGTTGGGCAAAACTCAAGAGCCTATATGCAGTTTATGGAAGACAGAAAGGCTGGAGTGACTACTTATGTGCAATGGCAAACTATAGGCGATAGTCACGTTAGAGCATCACACGCTGCATTAAATGGCAAGATATTTAACCTAGAAGAGAACTTAACAATAGTACCTCCAAAAGATTGGGGTTGCCGTTGTGAGTTGATACAGTATTTAGGGAAACCACCAAAGGATTTAGTTTATACGAATGAACAAGGATTAAAAGCTTTGGGAATTGAAAAAGGCAGCAAATGGGATATTAACAGAGCAAAGGAACAACAAGTATTTACAGCCAATGAAATGTATTTGAAGAATGCTAATTTAAACAATGAGCAAAACCAAATGACATTTAAAGAGTATGGGTTAAAGGCTAAAAGCGAAATGCAAAACCTGCCATCAATAACATTGGATAAAACTATTACAAAAGACAATGTTAGTGAATTGTTCAAGCCCGAAAAGGATAGTGACTATATGGGATTTACTGATTATCTAGGTAGAAGATTGCAGCTTTCAAAAAAGACTTTTGACGACCACACTAAAGGACACTATATAACCAATGATGAATTAAGACACCAGTTGTTTCCACATATCAAGGACATCTTAAAAAATCCTGATGAGGTTTATTTCTACAAGTATCAAGGTGGCAAAGCTTATTATCAAACCAACTATATAAAACACTTTGAAGATAGAAGTGTGGTAATTACAACTGACTTAGGCTCTGATAATGTTAGGCTGTTTACTTGGTTTAATGTTAAGCAAGATGAGAGTAAAATAAGAAGAGGTTATTTGATTCATCAAAATAAAAAACCGTAAATAATCCTCCTTACGGGTATAGGCTAATCCTACAAAGTAAGATACCATTTAACGGATTATTTACGGCTCAACTAATTAGCTGCAAAACGCAAACACAGTTTGTGAATTGCAAGGCAAATATATAAAACTTTTTTATATGGACGGACAAGCAAGAGTTTCTGTTTATCTCGAATTAAAAAACAAGCTTAAAACTGGATTAGACCAAGCAAAGCAATACCTGAACAAAAACGTTCAGGATATGAAGGACAAATTGAACGATTTAAAAGCCAGTCACATTAAATCCTTTAAGGCAATGAAGGATGAAGTACCAGGATTCGGAAGAGCAATGGATTTAATAGGCAATCCTTATGTTTTGGCAACTGCTGGGCTAGTGGGGTTAACTGCTATGTTCACAACTGCTAGTGCTAAGGCTGCCGAGTTTGAAGATAGAATGGCACACGCCAACGTAACGCTTCAGCTTAGTAAACCCGAACTAAAAGCTACTTCCAACAAGGTTTTAGATATAGCTGCAAAAAGCGATGTAAGCAATGCTGCTTCTGCTGCTCCTGACGCACTCAACATTTTTGCCAGTGCAGGTATTGAAACAGACCCTCAAAAGAACTTGCAAGTTGCAATGGCTTCAATAGAGCCAACACTAAAAGCTGTTAAGTGGGGCTATGCAGATGTAGCCACAACAGCTAACGCTGCTACAGCTGCAATGGGTGCTAGCGGAATTAAAGATGTAAATGTAGTTTATGATGTTTTAGCAGCTACATTAAATAAAGGTAAAGCCGAGTTTAAAGACATTGCACAATACTTACCAAAGGTTATTGCTCAGGGAGTTTTGGCAGGTGTAAGCTTTCAACAAACAGCAGGAACATTTGCCTACTTTACTGCAATGGGTTTAAGTAGTGAAAAATCTGCAACGGCATTAGAAAATGCTTTAAAAACTTTAGCCGACCCCGATAAAAAGGAAAAATTTAAAAAGCTAGGTGTAGATATGTTCGACCCAGTAACGCATAAGATGAGACCATTGATTGATATTGCTAAAGACTTAAAATATAGTCTTAGAGGTTTAACTGATGACCAGCGTGGTACTGTTCTTGGAAGTTTGGGGTTAGACGGAGAAAGCACAGTAGCTTTTGGTATGATGATTAAAGATGTTGATAAGCTTAAGGATTCTATTGATAGTACTACAAATAGTGCTGGACAGGCTCAAATGGCTTACGATAACTCCAAGCAATCATTGGATAGTTGGAAGGTTATAGGAAATTGGATTGAGGTACAGTTTATTAAAATGGGTACTGTAATTAATGAAGTATTTGGTGCACTCGGTGATTGGCTTATTAAAAACAAAGGCTGGTTGCAAGACTTGGGTATTGTTATTCTTTCCATTGCAGCAGCTTGGGGCATCTATGAAATAGCTTTAGCAGGTATTGCGTTGGCAACTGGAGCTTGGAGTGCAGAGACAGTAATCTTAACAGCAGCACAGTGGGCTTTAGATGCTGCCCTTAATGCAAACCCAATTGGAATTATTGTAACAGCCATAGGGCTACTTATTGCAGGTTTTGTGTTGGCTTATGAACACTGCGACAAATTCAGAGCTACCATTTCTGGTTTAATGGAAGTAGCAAAATTAGTGAGCGATGTATTTGTTGGGTTGGGCAAAACTATATGGGGGGCTTTTACGCTAGATGTTACAATGATAAAAGAGGGATTAACCCAAAGTGCAACGGCAGTTAAAAGCATTATTGACGGTGGTATTAAAACAGCTTTTAATAAAGGTTACGATGGCTCTATGGCTGAAAGTGCAGCCAAAGCAGCTGCTGATAAAACTGCACAAGAAGCCAAAAATGCTAAGCCTGCTGCACCCAATTTATTAGGTGATGATAAAAAAGTTCCCATTGATTCAAATGCTGCAAAAATTCTTGCTGAAGAAAAAGCAAAAGCCGATAAAAAGAAAAACAAAGAAGCTGCTATGAGTGGTGGCAGCCAAACAAAAGTTATTACTATTAATAAACTATCAATGATTGATGGAAATTTTGTAAGCAATAACCAAGAGTTTAGTGGTATGGGCAAGGCAGAAATGGAAAGATTTATGCAGGAGTTATTTCAAAGAATGATGATTAATTTAGGTAGGAGCTATAGTTAATGGCATTTAACGACACCATAGAATTTATAAACATTACATCTGCTTTGGATAAGCTATACCCAAAGCTGATGAACTATGCAGCAACTACAGCAGTCAATTTTTTTAAAGAACGTTTTGTAGTAGGTAGAGACATTAACAATATTCCTTTCAAAAGGCGTAGCGAAAATGTGTGGGGCGAACGCAGGCAACGTGACAAAAAGGGGGGGCGTGGAATATTAGTTGATACAGGCGTATTAAAACGAGATATTCAAAAAATTAGGGTTACTCAAGACTATGCAATAGTAGGCACTACACGTATCAGCAGCCCAAGAGCCAAAGCTCACAACGAGGGCTTTAATGGCACAGTTTCGCAAAATGTTAAAGCACATACTAGGGGAAGATACAAAATTGGCATTACAAAAAAAACACATCTGAAGACAAGAACGAAAATACAGTTTGGTAAAATAAAAACTGGAGATGTATTTGTAAAAGCTTTTACTAGACGAATTAAACAAAAAATACCCAAACGCCAGTTTATGGGTAACTCTCCTTTTTTAGATAGAAGGATACAAGCCGAGCAAACAAGATTAATTATTGAAACTATTAAAAAAGCATCATCAAAACAGTAATATGGAAACGCTAATAACAAAAGTTTATGAGGTATTTAATGCAAATCAACAATTATTTATTGATGCAGGTTTACAGCCTGTAAGAACTATTGATAAGTTTAGAGGGCAAACCACACAGCCCGAAAAATTTGAGCTATACGAAATACCTGCCATCTTTATAAGCTGGCAAATTAAATGGCAAAAAGAGGGCAAAAGATATGTGGGCAATGCTACTGTAGACTTTCACATAGTGAACGATGAGCCCAGCGAAACAGCCAGTATTTTTACCGATTACGACGAGGCTTTAAAAGATGTTTTCTTTTACAAATCGGTGCAAAAAGTTTTAGATGATTTAGAAGCTGAAGGCGTAAACAAACTACAACGCCAAAGCGAAACACCTGTTGACACAGGTGTGGTTTGCTATAATATTTTAACTTACTCAACCACTATATATGATGAGAACAGCACCACTATTTTAGTTGATGACATACCTGTTGAAATAAATAAAGGGAAGGTAAAGAAATTGCCTTAGGCAATACAGCCAAAGGGAGTAGGGAACGAAGCAGCCAATTGGCTGCTTTTGTTTTATTGGTATGTATTCAATCCATTATTTGTAATTAATATTTTAGCTGTAATACCATCAGTGCTATTAAAAGCAACTCTATCAGCAAACGAATTGAACCAAACAATCTCTCCCCTTTTCTTATCATCAATTCTTAGTGGACGCTCCCAATAAGTCAAAAACAAATTAACAATTTCTTTCCAACTTCCACTTATTTCAACTTTAGTTACAACTTCATTTTTATTAAATGTGTAAGCCACTTTCAAAGGTTTAAAATCCTTTGTGTAAGCCAAAACAAAAGCATCATTTGTGTACTTAGTTTTAGCATCATTTTTTAATGCTCTAAAGTTCTCATCCATCCAACTTTGAAACTCCATACTACTGCTCATTCCAAGTCCAGTAAATTGAACCATTTTTCTATGGGATGCAGCCATTCTAATACTTGCAGTTATGCGTTCTGCTTTTTCCGTTGAATCTATTTGTGCAGTTGCACTAATGCTAAAAAGCATTGCAATCAGAGTAATTAATTTTTGCATTTAATTATATTTTTAATGTTGACAAATTATTTAGAACTAGCAATCTTTTGTTTGCTTTTTAAAAGTTCAATTTCTTTATCTTTCAAAGCCAACAATTGCTTTGATAAATTTATATTATGATGCAATGTATCTTCTAAAATAGCATTGCTTTTTTTTAACTTTTCTATTTCATTTGAGCCATCGCCAACTTCTTCAAGTTCGACTTTAGTTAAATCAGAATATATTAATTCATCAATTTTAAATCCAAAATAATCGGAAATTTTAATCATATCCAAAACATTTGGAAATGCGTTTTTTGATTCCCAATTTGACCACTGTGTATTAGTAAAACCAATGCTTGCAGCCATCTCTTCTTGTGATTTTTTTTGTTTACCTCTAAGGCATTTCAAGTTTGAACTCCAAAGAATATTTCTCATAAATAAATAATTATTAGTATTTATTTGGATTATTCCAAATAAATACTACTTTTGTCCTCTCATAAGGAATAATAAAAAACAAATGTATGCAAACTAGAAAACGAAAACCCACAAAAATTGACGACAGCTACACCATCGTTGCACAACTATTTAGCTGCTCAAATAGTTATGTCAGAAAAATTATTGCAGATTCAAAACAGCAAAGACACAAAGGCAAGAGATGTCTTGAAATTAGAAAAGCTTACTTGGCATATAAATATGGCAAACAAGAATTGATTAAGAAAATAGAATTACAACTTCAAAAAGCTGCTTAAACTTATAATGATGGATATAAAGACAAAAATTAATGCTGTTGCTGTTATAAAACTGAAGAAGTATAAATACTATGGCAAAATTGAAGCACCAAGCTTTTCTGATTTACAGAATAGCAGAACACATAAACACTTTGTTCAATCAAATGAGCAAGTAACAACAGTAATAAGGTTTCGATTTAGAAAACCTTATGCCATTATCTCAAAAATTACTGCTTAAATTATGCTTACCATTAATCCAAACGACATAATCGTTCGCCGTGGCAACGAACACGAGCCAACCTTATGGCTGAGTCAAAGTTTGCTTATTAAACTTCTTGGTGTAGATGACCACAAGTTTGCACACTACTTACGTGTAAAAGCTAGACCACAATATACACAAGATGTTTTGCCTTGCTACAGAAGTAAGGATTTTTTACCAGTGAGTGAAAATAGAAAATCATATCGCTGGGGCAAACAAAATGGAATGTTTTTTTATGAGTACGATAGCATTCCCAATAAAGCTCCAACTTTCTATGCTGATAAATTACCAAGCCGTAAGGAGTTATTAGAACTTAAAAAAGCTGCACAAACCACAGCAGTTATAACACCTATTGAAACATACTTTAAAGACTTCGTAAATAACAATTACAAACTATATTTTAAAGACTATGGATTCTACACCCAACAACAACAAGAGACATTGTCTAAAGCGGCTGCTTTCGTGGCTGCAACGATTATCTACTTCAAAGAAAACAACCTTCATAGTAGTCGAGACAATGGTATATATAAAGAGCTGTCAAAGCTTATCGAAGGAACAGGAGCTACATATTTGCCAAAGCATTACCGAAACCTTAAAACCATTCTTCTTGCAGCAATTAAAGGTGAAAAATCCCCAGTTGAATTAGTACAACTTAAACGTGCAGGTAATACCAACGCTGTGCAACATAGCAGTGATGAGGAGGTAGCAAGTTGGATAATGAATATGAGAGAGCAAGGCAAAAACTTCACCAATAGTCATATCATTCGAAAGGTTCAATGGTTGTGTAGCATTAGCGATAAAAAAGTACCTTCTGTAAGATGGATTGGTGAGCAAATGGAAACTGCCAATATGAAATTCCTAACAGCAGCAGGACGCTTTGGTGCAAAAGGAAAACACGGACAAAGCCAACGAGCTTACACACCTTTTGCCAATGCTTTATTTGCAGGCGATTGTTGGCAAGTTGATGGTAGTAGAATGAACTTAGTAAATTTTAAACAAAAAGTTACCATTACTGACGAAGCTACTGGGAAAGAACGCAAGCTAGACAAAGAAACTTTCCTTACCTGTGTAGCTGTTAGAGATGTACATAGTGGGCAAGTATTAGGACATTGTTTCAACTTAGCTGAGAATAGATGGACATACATACAAGCTATTAAAATGGCTGTAGAAACTGCCCAATATTTACCTTATGAAATTGTGTTTGACCGTTTTCCTGGTCACAACACAGACGACTTTAAAAACTTTGTTATCGATTTAGAAAACAGAGGGGTAAAAGTTACCATTACGCACCTTGCAGAAGGCAAAGCAAAAATGGAGCGTTGGTTTGGCACTTTGCAAACTGTGTTTATGCAAGATAGTAACTACTACTATGGCGAAGGGATACAAAGCAAAAACGCTTATGCTCATAGAAGCAAAGAGTATTTAGCACAGTTGCGTAAAGATGCTAATAAGCAGGGTTGGAGCTTTGATGCAGCTTGTGCTGAAGCTGATAGTATTATTGAAGCCTACAACACAACAAAATATAGCCACTACAGTCGCAAATTTAAGCATATAGACCAAACACCTACTGAGGTTCATGAACAAAGTGAAAAGCCTAATGTAATTACCATTGAACAAACAACATTCGCATACTTATTTGGCATTAAACGCAAAGCCAAAATAGCTAACATGGGCTTAATAGATTTTCAAGTAAACAATGTAATGTTTAACTATCGATGCAATAATTATGATGTGCTTAGTAAATACCAATATGTAACTATTTGCTATATGCTTGAGGATATGAGTAAAATTTCGTTATACGAAATTAGCGACACTCCACTTAAAAAGCACTTGGGAACTGCTGAAGAAATACCTGCAATTATTCCTTATGGTACAAAAGCGTTTGATGGCTTTGGTAAGCAACAAGCTATTATTAAAGAACTTGAAAATTTCAGAAACCAAGAGCTTACTTATAAAAAAGCTGTAGGCTTTGATAGCATGACGATACTGGAACAAGGTGGCGTTAAAAAATATGCCTATGAAGAGGCTGATGCTAATGCAACAATTCAGCTATTAACTGGCAGCAATAGCAACGATGATATAAGTGCCGACGACTATTTACGTAACCAATATTAATAACCATAAATCTCCATTAAAATGACAGCAAAAGACCAATTAAAAGTAATGAAGGCAGGCTTCATAATTATCAGAGAAGATAAAGAAAAGCTAGTGATAAAAGCCAAGTTTAACGATAATAAAAACTGGCACACCCAATACGATGGATTTAAGAGCTATGCCGAGCTATTGCGAAAAAAAGCAGAACTATTGAAGGAATCAATAATAGTAGAAGACTAATCATTAACCAACCAATAAAAAACAAAACTATGTCTTTAAACTTCATTACAAATGAAACGCTAAGCGAGCTTTTTGAAAAGCTACGCTTCCAACCCAATCAAAAAGCACGATTAAAGGTTCGTGAAATTATCAACAACGACTTGCAATCAGGGGCAACATATCCTGAAGATGCAGCACAGGAAATTATCGACTACTTGGAAATTGAGAAAGAATTCAAAGCCGATATTGTTGACGCTTTAGAAGTAACCTACAAGCAAAACCAACCCGACGATTACAATTTTCATCCCGACAATTATTAAACAAAATAGCAGCCATTGGCGTGGCTGCTATATCAAAACTTCAACTCCATTAAAATTTAGACAATGACAAAGTTAACCATTGAACAGAAACAAGAAATAATTTCTTTAATAGAACAATCAAAAATCAATTTAGGAACTTATGATGCAGTTGCAAGAAAGTGCAGCGTAAGCCCAGCAGTAATAACACAGCTACGCAAAAATCAATATCAAGCCGAAGGCGATGATATGTGGTTGGAAGTTGGCTTAAAACTAGATTGGAAACCTCAATCCTTTAATAAAAGCAACTGGGTTTTTGTTAAAGACTTCGATTATAAAGTTGTTAGAAATGCAGTTATAAATGCAAAAGAAAAAAGCCTTTTCATTTCCATAAGTGATGTTGCTGGAGTTGGAAAAACAGCTTGTTTAAAAGCCATTGCAACAGAGCTTGCAGAAGCTAATGTTTACTACATACGTTGCTGGGATTGGGGCAAAAAGGAGTTTATGATAAACTTATGCAAATGTCTTGGAATAGATACTTCACGAGGCGTTAAAAGCCCTAATGATTATTTGCAATTAGTAATAGAGTTTTTCTTAAACAAGGCAATGCAAAAGCCTTTGTTGATAATAGATGAAGCCGATAAATTAAAAGCTGCTGCACTACGATTCATTATAGCAATATACAACGAATGCGAAGACATTCTCGCTTGCTTGATTTCGGGTACTGAAAACCTTGAAAAGGAAATAAAAAAAGGAGTTCGCCTACAGGCAAAAGGATATGATGAAATAGACAGCAGGTTTGGCAGAAGCTTTATTAAACTCAGAGGTTGCACCGAAGCAGAAGTAAAAGAAATATGCGTTGCAAATGGTGTTAAAGATGGCACAATAGCAAAAGAAATTTTTGAGCAATGTATGCCAGTAAGAAAGCATCTTAAAATAGGAGGCAAAGAACAAAACTTACGTGTCGTAACAGATAAAAGAAGATTGAAACGCTTAGTACAAAAAGAACAACTCAAATCAACTCCTAACCTTTAAATCTTTATACAATGGCAACTACAAAATTTATATCAAACACCAGTACATTCTACTCAGCAGCTTCATTAAAGTTTGCTCACCACTGGCTACTAACTAAAGTTAGAACTGATTTAACAGAAGAAGCTTGGTTTGAAATGTGCCTTACCTATGGATTACGGTTTGCACAAACCTTCTCAGATATGTTTGGCGATAAACAACAAGAAGTATTCAACAAACTGACTAAAACACCTGCAAAAGATGGAGAGCCTTATAACTGGTTTTGGATGTGGTGGAAATATCATTGGATGGATGATGATTTTAATTACATCGACCAAAAGATTTATCAAATAGCCAATGATACATTTTCTTATGAATACTACAAAGGCATTATGCTTCAAAGCAGCACACTTGAAGAAGATTTACTATTTCAACTAGAGACTCACTAATTATTTAACAATACAAATTTTAAAAATGGAAACAAACAACACTCCAGCAGTCGATTTAAAGGCATTAACGCCTGAACAAAAAAAAGCTTTAAAGTTAGAATTAGAACAAGAACAAAAAACAGAAAAAGAGCGTATTTACAATGAACGGCAGCAGTATAAAAAACTTGTTGACCAAGTAGTAAACGAAGTTTTTGCACCGCTGCAAACGGCAAGTGATACGCTTAGCGAGGTTAAAGACCATGTATTTAATGAGTTCAAATCATTAATACAATTAAAAGCCGAATTATACGATAGAGAAAGCGACCAATTTACACACACATTTAGCTCTGAAGATGGAAACATAAGCATAACTATAGGTTGCAATGTAACAGATAGTTGGGATGATACTGTAGAAACTGGGGTAACAAAAGTAAACGACTATTTACAAACATTGGTACACGATGAAGCAAGTAAGCAATTAGTGGCATTTGTTACAAAGCTTCTAAGCAAAAATAGTAAAGGAGCATTAAAAGCTTCACGTGTTTTACAGCTTAAAAATCTAGCGGAAAAAAGTGGCAATAAAGACTTTGTTGATGCAATTGAAATTATACAACAAGCTTATAAGCCAATACGCAGCAAAGAGTTTGTTAGATGTGAATATAAAAACGAACGTGGCGTTAAAATGATTTTGCCACTAAGTATTAGCGAAGCAAGTTTTCCTGCTAAGGAAACGCCTGAAAATGGCGATATAATCGATTTAGGTGCTGATGAGAAACCAGCAGCTTAAAAATTGTCGGTTTTAATTATTAATGGTTATACGACCGCTTGTTTCTACTCGTGGTCTCTTTTAAACAATTCAAACTTTTTTAATGAAAAAAATTTATATCTGTGGACACGTAAACCACGAACAATTGCAAACAACAGTTCAGACTTTTAAAAACACAACTGTTGCACTTTATCAAGCAGGTTATACACCTGTAAACATTATGCAAGCATCTATTTGGGATTTAAGTAATCCAAGCGAGGAGTTAGCTACTAGAATTGGTTTAATGAGCAAATGTGACGAAGTGTTTGTACTCCCTTGTTGGAACAATGATAGACTGGCACAAGTTGAACTAGCAGCGGCAATAGCACTGAATAAAAATATCAACTATGCTATCGAGACAATAAAACCACGCCAAGTAACATTTTACACCAACTAAATCACTTACTATGTATAACCAAGAAGCTTTTAAACATAAACTAGACTTTATAGTTCGCCAGTTTCATAGTATAGGCAACAATACCATTAAAGAATATGGAGAAGATAAAGCTTCTACTGTAATGAATATTTTTTGGGAAAAGTCTGTAGAGTTATTGTGGCAAACAAGAGAATCCAAACGTGTATTCAGTGGCATTGATAACAGAGCAGATTATGAAACATTCAGCTCTTATTTAACACTTGCTATAAATCAGTTTAACAAAAAAATATGTACGCTCAATCTAGTCTATAAAGAAGACTTTGTAAAGCGAATATTAGAGTTTAACAAAATGGTAAAAGAATTTGTAAATGATACAGTAATTGAATTAGAGGAGTTGCTAAATAAATCTACATCAACCAAACATTAAGTTATGGCAGTAAAATTAACACACGAGCAAAAGCAATTTATCAACAATAATAGAACTATGCCTATTAAAGCAATTGCTTTTGAGTTGAAAGTATCTAAATCCTGTGTATATAATTACATAAATAAAATGCCTTTAAAGGAAAAGCGATACAAAGTAATTCCTAAAAACAAAGTGGCTGCAAAACGCCCAGCAGCTGAGTATAGCAACGTGCAGTATGATGATATGATTAATGAAATTTTAAAACGTAAGGTATGAGTGAAGCTAATAAATACCCCAAAGAACAAATAGTGTTTTTGCAGGCTGTTTTTGATATGAGAATAGCCCAACGTGCCTACTATGCTCAACCATCGCAATACAGGTTAAAAGAGGCTAAGGGCAAAGAGCAGAGGGTGGACACATTATTGCAGCAGTACATCAATGCAGGTGTTCCAGTTGTAGAAAAACGAATTATTGAACCAGCTAAATTATTTGACTAATGGCAATCAAAGTAGAATTTATAACAAAACGAACTAAAGAATACGAAATTAAAGTATCAATGATACTTAAAGAACTAGAAGTCGAAAACTGGATTACTGGTGAGTTGAGTATTTATGATGCTAGACGAATATTCCTTCAAGAACTAAAAACCATTCCTAGAAAGAGTGCTTTCTATGCTGAGAAATGTTATAAAGCAGGCGAAGTAGAGGGTAAGCAGTTTACAGTTTATCATTTAACTGCAACTGGTGATATTGATAGGACTTTGGCAATTGTAAAACAAGTAAATTAAAGCTATGAATTGCGAATATTTCAAGTGTGATTTATTACATATCTATTACAAAATAATTGATGATAAACAAATGCTAACTATCAGAAATTACAAACAAGATTTTAGGTATACATTCTCTGATAATGAAAGGGCAATAGTATTAACTAAAGTAGACTACAGTTTAACAAAAATTACCAAAGCAGAGTTCGACATCATTATGAATGATGCCATTTTAAAAATGATTGAAATAAGTATTATATGAACAAAAAAGGAACACACGATAAAACAGAAGGTTTGGAAATTTATGGAGTGCAAACAAATAATTTCTTTAAACAATTACAGAGTGCAGGAATGGTTGCAGTAATGGATATAAATAGACATCCAAGCGAAGCTTGTTTTGCCGAAATATCTATCGAAAACAAGCCAGTTAAAAGCCCTGATTGCAATGCTGCAATCGAATTAGTTAGTGAGTATTCACATAATAGAATTGTTGTAGGTGAACATAGAACATTTCTTGTTTATTACACACAGTGGTTAATTGACAATTTAAAACTAGTAAGATGAACATAATAAAAACAGCAACACTTTCATTTCTTCTTTTAACATCAATAATAATTGTTATTGATGTAGAACGTTTGCCATTATTAGTAATTAGATTTTTTGCAGTTACAACAATGCTTGCTATAGCAGCACTATTAATTGAATATAGCGTTAACAATCGTTTAAAGCTTAAGCAAAAGCAGCAGCAGGAAAAAATAGTGATTGATATGTTGCAAAGAATTATGAATAATTTAAACAATAGCTATGCAAAAGAAAATACAAATTGATAGAGACTTTCAAGCTTACTACAAATCAAAACATTTGGTTGCAAGGTTAAAGTTAGTAGGTAGTGAAACGATGAAAGAAAAACGCTGCTGGACTAGTAAAAGAAAATATGTAAAACAGTTTGGTTATAGCTGGTATTACAGATATTATGTATTACAACAACCACAATCCGATTTACCATTTTAAACTACTATATGAAAAACAATTATAGCAGGTTCTTTAGCCTAGTAAAGCAAATAAATGAAACTGGTGCAGAAATAACTAAAGAAGAAATTATTGAAGACTTCACTAGTGGTAGAACAAAAAGTTTAAAAGCCTTAGAGCTTCGAGAGCTCCAAGAGCTGGAGCGTCAGTTAATAGCTAGGGTAAACAAAACAAAAACAGCTAACGACTACAAGAACGACCCTTTAGATGCTTCACGAAAGGCAATTATATCACAGTTTCTTAGCATAGGCAGAACTGTTGAAGCTGCAAAAGCTTGGGCAGAAAAATATGGCGTAAACGGCGTTAAAAAAGCCTTTAATGATTACGATGGGCAGGAACTGCACATTCTTATAAAAAATGCCGAGAAAGTAAAGAGGGATTACATTTTAAGCATAAACAAAAAGTTACACTAATGGCATATACACGAGAAAACTTTTTAAAGCGAGTTGCCGATGTACAAGCAACATTTAAAGCACACAACAATAAAGGAATGGTGCAGGAGTGGATATATGAAAACCACATTAAAGACAAGTTTAGAATTGGACGCACAACCTTTTATAACTGGTTAAGTATTCCTGTGCAACGAGAACTTGAAAAAATAAAACAAGATGCAGAAACTAAAGCTAAGTATAAACAAATTGCAATGGATTTTCCTAACCAACAATCTTAAGCAAGTTGTAGAAAATTCACCAATTCAAGATTGGGAATTACATAGCTACACAATGTGTGATTGTTACGAACGTTTATTAAAAAAATTTACCTTTTTCCCTGCCGATAAAAAGAAAATATCAATCAATCTAAAACTAAGTGAAGCCCAAGCAATAAATGAATATTTTGCAGCTACAAGCACAACCTACAATGTTATTTTAAGAATGAAATTAGAACCACAATTGCCACCATCAAAACCACAACCAAATGAAGAAGTATAGCATCACAAGTTTATCATTTAGTGGAGAGATAATTTATAGTTTCGATGAGAAAGATATGTTTATTGGTATGGAAGTAAAAGCAACCCTATCAGAAACACAGCTTCGCCACTTCTTTTCATATATGCCAATCAGTTCAGCACAGTTAAAAGCAACTATCGGAGCTTCTAAAAAAGTCACAGTAACTGAGGTTATTGAAAATATTACCTTTCAAATGTTTTGGGATAGATATGATGATAAAGAACGGAGCAGTAAAAAGCGTTCACAAACTGCTTTCAATAGATTAAATCAGGGCAACCAAGCAAAAGCCTATCATCACATTTTAAAGTATTTCAGAACCAAAGGAAACGCCGAAAAAAAGTATTGCGAAACTTATTTGTCAGCAGAACTTTGGAACAATTAATTCCCCTTTTAAGCCTGCCATAATTTCACTTTAAAGCAATTTTAAAAACCAACCATTCAAACAAAAGTCACCCAAGTAAAGGGTGACATAAAGGGTGACATTTCATACAAATACAAAATATACACTTTGAGTCACCATTAAATTGCAATAATTCTAAAATAAAGGACAAATCCATCATTTGCTATGTTTCTATTGAAATATTGCTATAAATCGGAATTTAGGGCTTATTTTGGCGAATAATAACGGTGCAATCGTAATAAATATGGTTTTATCCTGTCGGGAAAGTCGGCAAAATACGCTTGTATTATGCAGTAGTCTTAGCTTTTAATGGTGACGCTCATTTGTTTGTTTCGTTCTGCCCCTTAAT